GTGAGTCGCTTTACTCTTTTCGTTTGGTGTTCTAAGTTTACCGACACGGATTCTTACATCACCATACTTGTTCTGTGATAGATGTCCGTCTTTTACTGCCTGAAGGAACTTCTCTAAGTTCACAGTTACGTTCAATCCGTAGTCATCCTCCCACGCATTGCCTAAATAGATTTTTTCTTGCATATAAATAAATTAATTAATGGTAGTAATATTCCTTTAGAGGTGTTCTCATCGCCTCCTTTTATGTCCTTATCTGTGCCTATGAACTCACGACATATATCTTTGAGTCGTTCTGTCTCAACCAATACACAAACGTCATTGATGAAATAGGCGTAGTAGTCTGATTGAGTTGTAGCAATTCCGCTGGGCTTTCCTCTGCTTTCATACTCAATAAATATATTCCCTGTCTTATGAGCAACTCTGTCACGTTTGACTTCGACTTTCTTGTTGGTAAGGTTGACAAATACTTTCTCTCCTTCCTGTCCGAAAGCGAGGTCATATGCAAAGTCATTCCTGTATTCCATTAGTCAAGTTTTAGTGTTACGTTTACAACCTTAGCCTCAACGGTAGCATCGACTGTCTCCTTTGGCTTTCCATATACTCGTGATAGTAGAGTGTCCATTGAATAGAGTGAACCCTTCTCATATGACTTGATGATTGCTTTAGCAACCGTCTTCTCAAGCATTGTCGCATCTTCGTTTTTAGTTACCTGCCTAATCTCCTTCTCATCCATTGACATTATCACCTGAATAGTGTCATTAACCTCAGATAGTTTGTATCCGTGTTCAGCCAGTTCTGTTGTGAACTTCTTGGGTCTTCCGTTAGGGTTTGCAGTTTCCCCTTTTTCTGGTCTTACTAATGCTCCCCCGTGTGGTTGTTTTTCTAATTTCATACCGATGTTTCTCCGATGTTTATTGTCTTTCTGTCATCTTTACATTGTGAACTACTTGAAGCATTGCCTTGTGTTGTTTCTTGTCTCCATATTCTATGTGACAATTCCTACACAATCCCATCAGATTCTCAATGATGTCTTTATTACCTCCTCCCATTCCACGAGCCTCAATGTGATGAATGTCAACGGCTGTATCATTACATAACTCGCAAGGTATCCAATCAGTTGGATGAAAGTTCATCTCCTTTAGGTATGTTTTAGTATGCTTCTTCAAGTTTATATATGCCTACTGAGTCAAGCCAAGCGAAACCTGTTGCTCGGCTGTTTGGTCTACCTATGTATGATTCAACTAATTTGATGTTGTGCTTTTTAAACTGCCCCCATTTTTCTAATGCTGACCAACTATCTTGATAGAATCTCCAGTTGTCAACAGGGAATCTATGCTCTGGGCCATTTGATGGTGCATTGATATACATATACCCGTTTGGTTTTAATACTCTGCACATCTCTAAGAATGACACCCAAAACATATCATCGTGTTCAAAGCAACTGCTTGAGATGACAATGTCAAATGTGTTTTTGCTAAATGGTATTTTGTGAGATGTACCTACTACATCAACATTCTTGCCTTTCTCTGCATCTAATCCTGTATAGTCTCCCTCTTTAAAGATTGGTTTTAGTGTACCATTGACATCCAGAGAGCCGATGTCTAAAATCTTTTTTTGCTCAATGTCTTTCTTGCAATACTTGTCAAAGAACTCTTGAGCGTGTCGATACGCTGATTCGTGCATTATTTTGTTTTGTTTAAAAGGTTCTGAATGGCTTCAACTACACAGACACTACATCCTGTTAGGTTACGTCCATACTCCCGAAAGTATATCTCCTTGAGTTTGACATTATCAGAAGGATTGATTCTGAGCATCTTTGTCTGTTGGTATTTCTCAAACACCTCCTTGATGGTTGAGTTTATAAATATTTTATCTGCTTCTGTCATATGTATCTATTGGCTATGACTGCTATCATACTACTCACGAAAGCATAAAACACACCCTCGATACTATGGAAATAGAGAAGGCTAATCCAGAATGCCATACATAACTCACAAGAGAATGGCTTTGCATACTTGTGACCAATTCTTGAGACGAATATATTACTCGCCCAAGAGATGCCGATAATTGTCAATAAGATATTCATTTGATTGCTGTTTAATTAAATTGATAACTTTTAGAACTTCCTGTCTACTTATGCCTGTGACTCTGGAGATACTTCTGGCTGACCTTGCTTTGATTTCTTTATCCTCATCACCCTGACAATACAACTGCCATATCTTTTTAGCATACCAATCAAGGTCTTCAGTGACTTGCTCAATGCTATCCCACAGATACTCCTGAACGATGACCGCTTCCTCATCAGCAATATCATACTTATGTATATCGATAGTACCAATAGGCTGGTGAAAGTATTTGTCAAATCGTGTTCGTTTACCATAGAATTGATTGATGACTATCCTGATAACTATCCCCTCCCAGTATCCGCTGTTGTACTTCTCCTCTATCCATTCGCTGTCCTTCTCTAAAAGAATGAGAAAGAGTTCCTGATATAAATCATCAGAAAACCCCTTCCCTATCTTTTGGCACAAATCAATTACCCAATCTTCGCAGGACAAGGTCGATATGATTTCCTTTTTATCGATGACTCAAATTTGAACATTTTACTTTAAAGGTTTTCCACTTGATTTGCACTTTATAAACACTTCACTCTCTGTACATATAGACACAACCTCATAACCTTGCTTAATCATCTTCTTGGCGTGTCTGATTATCTGTGCCTCCTCAGCGATGAGCCAGTCTTCTATTTTTCCTAACTTCATCCTCAAGGTGTGCAACTGCTGTTTCATAGTATTTGGATTCTGGTTTGACATTCATTTCAATATAGCCATCATAGTTTTTGACTGCATTAATAATAGTAGAATGGTCTCTGTTTAAAAAACGTCCTGTAGTGGTTGTCATCTTTTTTAGATTTCTGACCGACATATAGCAAAATAATCCTCTGGCTTGAATGATTTCTCTCTTTCTACTGTTGCCAAGTATCTCACGTTTCGTGATGTTCGTTGCCTTGCTTACAATAGTCAGCAGTTGATTCATCTCCATATCAAATCTTGGCGGCTCAAAAGGGTCAATCAGTTGCTCTCTAAGGTCTGCTATCTGCTCCTTCAGTTCGTTTATCCTCATCTCAAATCTCTGGCGTTCTCTTGTTCTAAGTGCCTTGAGTTTTATGTATTCGTATTCAAAGTTCATATATATTTTGTTTGTGTTGGGTTAAATCTTACGTTGAACTCTCCAGTTCCACCGTGTCTATTTTTAGAAATAATTATCAAAGCATCCTCAATCTCTGGCTTCTCCTCCTCGTAGTATGCAGGTCTAAATGGAAACATCACACAATCAGCATCCTGCTCAATAGAACCTGACTCTCTCAAGTCTGAAAGCATTGGCTTCTTATCTGCTCGATGTTCTGCCTGTCTGTTTAACTGAGACAAAGCAATCACCGTGATGCCTAAGTCCTTAGCAATTAGTTTCAACTGCTGTGATATTTGACTTACCTCCTGCTCTCGATTCCTTTGGCTGTTCTTACTCTTAATTAAACCGATGTAATCAACAACCAACATATCAAGACCGTACTTCTGTCTGTGCAGTTGTGCCTTGTATCTTATATCTGATATAGTAAGATTTGCACTATCATCAATCCAAAAGTCCTCTGTTCGCCTTACTGACCAGTCAAGCATTTCATTTAACTGAGCCTCACTGAAATCAGCCCTGCGGATATTTGTTGCTTTCTCTTGATACTGAAGATATCTCCCAGCAAGTTGCTCATTACTCATCTCTAAAGATAGAAACAATACACTGTTCCCCATCTCAGCAAATTTTAAACCTGTTCCGAGAGCAAAAGCAGTCTTTCCCATTGCTGGTCTACCTGCTACAATAACAAGGTCTCCCTTATTCCATCCTCCTAAATAGGCATCAATGAAAGCCCAACCTGAAGGCTTACCCGTCAGAGCCTCTCCTCTTTTGACTTTCTCAAGCATATCCTCCAGAAGTTGACCTGTGACCTTTGCTAATGGCTCAGGGGCTTTCTCTTCAATGCCTCCTGCATTATTTAGAACCTCCTGAATGTTGGTCACCTGAGTCTTAAGTTGAGTGTCCTTCTCCAGAATCTTAATGATGTCCTGTTTGATTTGTTTC